GGGGGACCACGGGGGCGGCGGCCTGGGTGGGGGTGCCGGTTGCGGCGAGGTCGGCGACGGGCGCCGGGTCGCTGTTGCCGGTGACCTCGGCGCGCTGGGCGGCGAGGTGGGCCTGGAGCTGCTCGTCGTGCTGCTCCTTGGTGATGGTGCCCGCGCGGAGAGCCGCGGCGAGCTGTGCGGGGTTCATGTGGTGCTCCTTTTCAGGGTCGGTGATGATGGTCGCGGAGATGCTGCTGACTCCCGCTTCGGCGACGGCAGGGACCGCGCAGAGGGAGAGCTCGTACCAGTCCGCGCGAAGAACGTGAAGGTTCCAGTCCTCGTCGAACTCGTAGTCGTAGATGGAGAAGCCGACGGAGACGCCGTCGCGCAGCTTCTGCTCGTATTCGGTTTTGACTCGCTCGGCCTCGGAGTCGGCGATCTCGAAGCTGGCCGACTGCACGGCGTCGTCGACCTCGATGCAGTAGCCGACGGGCTGCGCGTGGTCGTGGTCGCGCAGCATCTTGACCGCCGAGAGGGGCGTGCGGGGCACGAGGGCACCGGCGTGGATGATGGCGCCGTGCGACTCGATGAGCTCGTCGTAGCGGGTGATCGTGTCGCACTTGACGGTGAGTTTTCCGTTGCCGTCGACGGCGAGGGTCACGGGGCGCGCGGCGGTGCGCAGGCTGATCTCGGGAAGCTTGGTGAGAGTGCCGGCGGCGAGTTCCGTGCAGGCCTGCACGTAGCGGGGGCCGGTGAGGAGCCCGGCGCGGTTGAGGGCGTCGAGTTGGCGGCGGTTGGGTTTCACGGGGTCTCCTGCGTGGTCGGGGTCCAGCCCTCTTGAGCTGCGATCCAGTCGGTCGTGATGTAGCCGCCCTCGAGGCCGAGGTTGTAGGTCTCGAAGCGGGTCTTTTGGTCGGGGCGGGTGAGGGAGTCGATGTCGATCTCGACCTGCCATCCGCGCGGGGTCACGTCTGACATCGAGAGGCGGTCTTTCACTGCCTGGTGGAACGGCGCGAGGCTGAGGTCGATGAGTTCCCAGTTGCGGAGGCTGCGGTTGTCATAGGTGAGCGTCGCGCCGTCGACGGCCGTGGATGCCGCCCATGCCGGGAGGGACATGTGGCGCACGAGTTCGAGGCTGAGAGCTCGGCGCCCCTCGATGAGCAGCTGCGGGGTGTGCTGGCCGTGGGCGATGGCCTTGAGGTTCTTGGAGGTGTAGGCGACGCCGGTCTGCTTGCGTCGGGTGGTCCATCGCTCCATGAGCGCGTCGATCTGTGTGTCGTCGAGGTCGGGGCCTTCGTTGTGGAGCTCGAAGGCGGGGACGGGGTTGTCTTCGGCTAGGGCTGCGGCGAGTTCGATCGCCATGCCTCGGCGGATGGTCTTGTTCGCACGGTCGAGCAGACCTTCGCCGTGGGGTGAGTCGAACCGAATGACATCGCGCGGTGCGATGGGCGTGGTGCCGTCGTGGGTGATGGTCGTGCCGTCGGCGCTGGGTCGGGCGTTGCCGGGCGAGACGCGCAGGACCTTGGATGGCCAGTCGTAAGAGTCGCGTTCGATGACGCGCCACCAAGCGACGCCGTAGAAGAGCAGGTCGTCGTAGAGCCAGGTGTAGGTGATGCTGCGGGGGATGCCGGGCTCGGGTTGCTGGAAGAGTGCGGGCTGGCGGGGCGCTCGGGCGCCGTTGATCTTCAGGTAGTGCTCGAGTCGACCGCAGGTGCCGGCGATGACCTGGCGGCCGGTGGCGACGGTGCCGATGGTGAGGGCGTTGCGGCGACTGACGGGGATGTAGTCGCCGAGTTCGTAGAGTTCGGCAAGAGTGACGACGGAGAGGATGTCGTCGGCGCGCCAGGGTGAGGCGACGCCGAGGCGCTGTGTGCGGCGCGGCGTGAGGCCGATGCGGTTGGCGAGGCGAGCGAGAGGTCCGGGCACGTGGCCAGGGTGAACGATCTGTCAAGAACTCGCACATTGCACGGCGTGTCGCGGCAACTTTGCGCACTTAGTAGACGCGGGCGGTTTCTGCCGGCGCTCCTCGGTGGTCGTAGAGCCAGATGCCGACGGCTGAGCCGATCGGGAAGATGATGGGGCCGGTCGATTCTGATCGTGAGAATCGAGTGAGGTCGCCGACGCGCTTGAGCACGAGGTGGGCGAGGCCGAGGGTCATGGTGCGGGATCCATCGAGCTTGAGTTGGCGATCGCGGAACATGGTCACCCAGCCTTCGCAGCTGGTGCCGAAGTCTCGCGCGCCGACGGTGGTGATGGCTTCGTCGCCGAGGGTGCGGCGTAGTTGATCGGTGAGTCGTCGTGTTGCGCCGCCGTCATCGCCGCCGACGACGATGGGCGCGTGCTTGTGCACGAGGTCGACGATGTAGTCATGCATCCACATCGAGCCGGGCGCGACGTGCAGCACGCGGGTCACGGGTGCGTCGTCGATGTCGCGCCAGGTGGCAAACACGCCGCCGAGCTCATTGTCGGGCGCGATCTCGTAGGTGAGCGCGATCTCGGAGAGGCTCGGGATGCTCTCGGGGTCGCGGGTGTTGGCGGTGACCTCTTCGCTGCTGAACAGGGGGTCGGATGCTTCGAGCCAGACGTTGCAGAATGCACGCAGCCACGTCGCGCGCGAGACCTGCCCGCTGATCTCCATGAGCGCGTCGAGCGACATCGTGTGCCCGACTGCAGGGTGGAATGCGGCGATCGCGCGGCGGTCGTATGGGTCTGCGCCGTCGGGCAGTGCGGCCTCGAAGTAGGCGAGGCGCTGGTTGCTGCCGGGCTTGAGCACCGACTCGCGGCCACGCTCGACCCACTTGCGCATGAACGTCGAGCGGGCATCGCCCGCGGTGGAGAGCAGCCATATCTGTCGCTGCCCTGCGAGGGTCACCTGAGCGGGAATGATGGCGCCCTCGAGTATCGCGTCGCCGAGGGCTTCGTCGAGTTCCCAGATTTCATCCATGCCGACGAGGGGCGGGGTCTCGCCGTGGAGGGCTGCGACGACGGGGGCGAATAGCTTGAGTGCTGAGCCGTTCGGGAACAGGATGCCCTCGTCGCCTGCCGAGTATCGGTAGCGGAGCATGCTGTCGAGGGGCGAGTCCTGCACGAGTGAGACGAGGTCGCCGAATCGTGAGCGTGCGTCTTTGCCGGTTTGCGCCGTGTAGAACGTCTTGATGGCGGGCATCGTGATGCATCGGTCGAGCTGCACGGGCCCGTAGAGCGTGGTCTTGCCGGATTGGCGGGGAACGGTGACGAACACGATCTCGTAGACGAGCTCGCCGAACGAGCCGCGCTCGAGCGCGGTATCCCAGACTTGCCGCTGCCAGGGCATGCCGGGCTTGCCGATTCCGGCCGCGATCTTGGCCACTCTGCCGCCGTCGGTTCGGGCGCCGGCGTTGCGAGGGGTGGCGTATTTGAAGCCGCTCCACTGGATGCACTCGTCGTCGTGCCCGGGTTCGAGCACGCAGTCGTCGAGTGCGCAGCGTGGCACGGTCACGCGCTGTCTTTCAGGCTGTCGACGAACGCATCGAACCGATCCATGATGTCTTTGTCGGCGGGTGCGGGTAGTGCCATGAGGGTCTCGCGCAGCTGGGCGGCTGCCATGGCGGCGGCGGATGCTCGGCCGCGGCTGTTGCCGTGGGCGACGGCGTCGGCGAGCTCGAGCGCGAGTTGGGCCAGGCCAGCGTGCCGAGGTTGGAGCAGCTTGTCGTCGTGCAGGGCTTGGATCGTGGTGATGACGGCGTCGCGGAGGGCGCTTTGACGTGAGCCGAGTTCTAGGCCGTCGAGCATCGGCTGGTTCGGGTTGTCGGTCGTCATCGTTTTCTCGTCTTGGTCGTTTTCGGGGTTTTTCTGGGCGGTGTGGGGAGAAATGGAAGGGGCTGCGCGCGGGTTTCCAGGGGCTAGCGGCTAAAGAACGCGAGGCCGTCCTCCACGATGTGGTTGGCATCGGTGGCGTCGCGATTGCCTCGTGCGCTGTTGCATGAGCGGTGTGAGGGTCCGAGGTTGACGAGGTCGTAGACCGCGCCACCCTTGGAGCGGGGGATGATGTGGTCGGCGCTGTTCGACCCGGGCAGACCGCAGAGCCAGCACGTCGTGCCGTACTCGGCGAGTGTCATGCGCACGTACTGCTGAGCCTTCCGGCCACCCCACTTCTCTTCGGGTGCTTCGGGGTCTGCGTACCTGCCCGGGCCTCGGCGGATCACAGTGCGTCGCCGCTTGCCCGTCGCCAGGTCGTGCCGCTCTCAGCGTCGAGGTGCTGGTCGTCATGCCCTGCGTGGAGTTGACAGGTGACGGTGCGACCTCGACGGAACGCGGTGGCGCCGCATGCTGTGAATGGCTTGGGCTTGGGCGGTGCCTTCGGCTTCGGCTTGGTGGTCATGCTGGTGTTCCTTCCTTGGTTGAGCGGCGTGAGGCTCGGCGCTCGTGCACGATGCGATCGGCATGCTCGGCCATGGCTTCACGTTGCTCGGGGTGGGCGGCGAGGTAGTTCAGGGAGTTGGCCTTGACGATGACGAGGAACGCGATCGCCTGTTCGCCTGGGCTCATGCGCAGGTAGTCGCCGAGAATGTTGATGGCCTCGGTGTCGTATCGGCCTGGCTCGAGCGTTTCTTCCATCAGCTGCGCGGCGACGGCTCGTTGCAGGATCTTCTCTGTGCGGCTCTCGACCTCGGCGAGGTGCTGCGTGTGGTCGATGGTCATGCGGCTCGCACCTCGATGAGGCTTGTGATGCCAGCACGGGGCCAGGTCACGCCGCCGCCCTGGTGGTTGCCGACGTGCATGACGGGCAGGGTGCAGGTGACTCGGACGCTGGCCGTGATGCTGGTGATGCCGCATCGTGCTTTGCCGCGGCGGGCGTGTGGGGTGTCGAGTTCGGGCAGGTCGTCGCGGCTGTTGACGGCGGCGCGTGCGCGTTCGAGGTGGCTCATGCTGCGGTGCCTTCCTGCTGGAGTTCCGGGGTGCGGATGAGGGTTGCTGTCACGAGTGCGTCGATCGCGGCGTGGTAGATCGCGTCGGCTGCGTCGATGGTGGGTTGGACCGCTGACATGGCGAGCGAGGTGGCCGGAATCTTGGCGAGGTTGCCGACGCTGATCGCGGCGGCTGCGCATTGCTGCGCGGCTCGTGTGAGGGCGGCGCGTCGTTCGGCCGGGTGGCGGCTGGCCTCGTCGATGAGTTCGGATGCGATGAAGCGCAGGCGGCTCGCGGGTGCGGTGATGTTCATGCGGCTGCCTCCTGGCTGCTCTTGTTGGTGATCTGGTGCCAGTGGTTGGCGACGGTCGAGCGAGAGACGCCGATGGTCACTGCGATCTCGACTTGGCTGTAGCCGAGTTCGGCGAGCTGGCGTGCGTAGCCCATGCGTTCGTCAGTCATGCGAACCCACGTGCGTCGTCGCTCGGGTGCAGTCGGCGGGGTGCTGGGGCGCTTGACGGACTCGATGGCTTTGGCTGCGATCAAGCCGCCGACATCCGTGCCCTGCTCTCGTGCGGGGCGCTCCCAGGCTCGGTAGACCGATGCGGGAATGCTCACCCTGACGGTGATCGTGTCCTCGGTCATGCGCTCACCCGCTCTCGAAGGTCAGCGCCGCAGTTCAGACAGCATCCGGTGTCGAGTCGCACGTGCTCGCCCGTGGGCGAGATACGTGCCGAGACGGGGCACTCGCGCGCGCGCGCGAGATGGTGAGGTTCTTTGTTAAGTCTTGTGGTTGGTTTAGTGGATGGTTCGGGTGTCGCTACCGACACCCCACTCGCGTCGGATTCGACACCGGGTGTCGGATTCGACACCCCTCCTTCGAACAAGTTGAGACGAGCTGCAGAACGGTGACGGTGGTTCTTTGACCGGTCGCACGTGGAGGGGCATTCGAGAATGACCCGATAGAGGTTTGGGCGGTGGCTGTCGGCGATTGAGCTGGGCCCGCCGCCTTGTAGCACGACCTCGATCTCGCGCAGTCGCACGAGAGTCTCGATGGCCTTCTGCACGTTGCGACGGGTGACGTTGGCGTATCGGGCAAGCGTGTCGATCGAAGGCCAAGCGCCACCGTCGCCGTCGTGGTTGGCGATGCCGAGCAACACGACCTTGGCGGTAGCAGTGGCTCGACTGTGGTGGAGGCACACGGTCATGGATTCGACGCTCACGGCACGATCTGCCAGTTGATGAGGGCGAGCATCCAGAACACGGCGGCGATTGAGAACGCAGCCACGGTGAGAGTGCTGATGACGAGCGCCGGGTGAGGGGTCTTCTGCTTCATGCGGCCATGATGGCACATTTCACCACTCTGACAAATGCAGATTTGGCGGCGTGTTGTGCAGAGGGTGGCAATCTGCCAAACTTCTCACATGACGATGACAATGCTCCAATTCGAGACGCATGACTACGTTCGAAAGGCCGTCGAGGTCGCTGGGCTTAGTGCCGGCGACTTCGCGAGTGCGTTGGGGGTCTCTCGAAACACCGTTAGCCGATGGCTGAACGGGCGAGCTCGCCCCAGTACCGCGCAGATGATCGCCATCTCGGTCGTGACGGGAGTGTCACTAGAATGGCTGACTCAAGGTGTGGCGCGCCCGGAGGGACTCGAACCCCCAACCTTCTGTTCTGTAGCCGACGACGACCTCGCGCTCGAGCTCGCCTTCCTCACCATCGTCGAGCCGGTGATGGCATGACCTACATTCTGCCCGGCTTCCCCGACGAGAACGCTGACGGATGCCCCGACAACCTCATGCCCGACCCTGCCTGGCCGGACGGCGTGGGCTGGCCCTGCATCGAGATCGTCGTCACTCCTGGACCGCCGACCATCACCGTCGACTCACTGGCCGACACTGGGGCGGTTGAGGTCACTGGGGCGCTCCTGGGCGCGATCGTACTGATCTGGGCCGGGCTAGTGCTGCGAGGTCGACGCGCATGAGCGTGCCGGCCGCTTTGCTCGATGCCGTGCCACGGCCTGGTCACCCGCACTATCGCCGCTCCGGTCACCAGCAAGCCCTGACCGACATCGCGCGCGACATTCGCGCACGAGTGCCGATCGCGGGCGAGCTCGCCGTCGATGCTGAGTGCCGCGCACGCCGCGAACTCGTCGACGAGGCGCTCGCCTTGCTCGGAGTGCAACTTGAGGCTAGAGAGTGGTGGACTCTTGTTTGCGAGACGCGGCCAGACGATCGAATGCCGGTTTTCGCAGGCATTTGGGCCCACAGCATGGAAGAGGCCGTGATCGAAACCGTGCTCTGGCGCTCCGAGTTCGATGGCCGGCACATCGCCACCATCGCGCCCGACGAGAACTGCGAGCACCACGAGCAGCTTTCGGCAGCTCGACGCAAGTTCGAGCTCGCTGACGAGCGCAACACGCGACGCGTCGCCGAGATTGAGGCGAGCGTGACCCTGTGGTGAGCATCCGCAGTTCACACGATTCCGAGAGGAGCACGGATTGATGAGCATTGACATCGTGGAAGTCGCTGGCTACCAGTGGCAGTGCAGCGACTGCAATGACTCGGGCCACATCGAAGTCAGCCCCGAGTTCTCCCAAGAGAGCGCACAGGAGCACCGCTGTTCGCCCACTTCCAGCACCACGACGACAGGAGAGCAGCCCAATGGATGACGACCCGTACCGCCCGTACCCCTGGTGGACTCGCGTGTGGCCGCTGAGCCGCATCTACTTCGCGGGCTGGCAGCGAGGCGAGGAGGCCGGGATTGCGCGCGGTCGGTTCCAGATGGGCGACCCAGCATCGCCCGATTTCAGCAAAGAACCGGAGCCCGGAACGTTAGACGCTCGGGGCTCCGGTGAGATGTCTTTGCGAGACCCCGTAAGCATACCAAATACTCCTGATTCCGGGGCGGTGTCGGGGGTTCCCGATACAAACTCACCATGACTCTTTCGCAATCATGGTGCCAGGCGATCGACGAATACCTCGAGCACGCCACCGCTGCGGGAGCACCGCAGACAACCCGCTACACACGAGAGCAACACCTGCAACACCTAGCCCGACGCGTCGAGGCCGAACCGTGGGCGCTCACCGGGGCTGAACTCGTCACCTATGCCGCTGCGCAGACTTGGGCCGCTGAGACTCGACGCGGGCGCCGCTCGACCTTCCTGTCGTTCTACCGGTGGGCGATCGCAACAGGCCGCACCGACACCAACCCTGCGCTCTCCCTGCCCCGCGTGAAGGCCGCAATGGGCAAGGCTCGACCCACGCCCGAACTCGTCTACCGTGAGGCCGTCGCCGCGGGTGACGTGCGCGCCCGCCTCATCCTGAGACTCGCCGCCGAGGTCGGGCTGCGCCGTTCCGAGATCGCGCGCATCCACTCACGAGACCTCATGCAAGACCTCGTCGGCTGGTCGCTCGTCGTGCACGGCAAGGGAGACCGTGAGCGCATCGTGCCGCTCCCTGACGGCCTCGCACGAGTGCTGCGCGCGCTCCCCTCGGGGTTCGCGTTCCCGGGCGACGACGGCGGGCACCTGTCCCCGCGCTGGGTGGGCAAGATCGCCACCCGACTACTGCCCGGCGACTTCACCCTCCACACGTTGCGCCACCGGTTCGCGACGCTCGCCTATCAAGTCGACCGTGACGTGTTCGTGGTGCAAGAGCTGCTCGGCCATTCGAGCCCGGCGACGACGAGGCGCTACGTGCAAACCCAGCACGAGCACCTACGCCGCACGGTGGTCGCTGTCGCCGACTAGCGGTTGTCGGGTACGAGGTAGCCGAGCACGAAAGCCACGACGAGAGCGAACGACGTCTCGACTGTCACGGGCACGTCGATCGCGAAACCGCTCTCTACGCCCCACACGGCGATCGTTGCGACGGCTGCGCCGAGCGCGCCCGCTGTCACCTTCGGGCTCACGTCGTTCCACTCGCGGCGAGGGTCGTAGACGAGCTCGACGGTGGGCGTGAACTCTGCTTCTTGCTGGGTGTCACTCATGAGTGTGCTCCTGTTCTGGTTCGATTCCGAGGTGTCGCTCGATTCGGTCGAATCGGCGGTGGTACTTCTCATCTCGCGCGTCGAGCTCGTCGCGCAGGTTCGTCTTGTGCGAGTTCTTCACCTGGTAAACGGCCTCTTTTGCGTGGCGGCGCGTCGACAGCAAGATGGGCACGAGACCGAGGGTGAGCAGGGCTGTGGCGCTGTTGATGAGGCCGACGATGACTGTTTCGCTCATGCCTTCATCCGCTGCGCGATCTCGTCGGCAACCTGCTCGGCTGAGGCGCCACCCGAACCGCCGTTCACAGCAAGAGCCAGGTGCGCGTCGCGGATGCTCTTGAACACCTCAGGACCGACCGGGCGGTGTGGTCCGTACAGGCGCGACATTTGCACGGCAAACTCGACCTCGCTGGCAGGTGTCGGAATGCGACGCTCATAGAGCTGCACCGCACCTGACGGCCAGACCGTCATGCATACTGTGCCGTTCACTGCCTCGCCCTTGGCGTTGCGGGTTGATGTGTCTAGAAAGTTCTGCGGTTGCATTTCTTCCTCCTCGTCGGGTGTTGCCGAAATGTTGAACGCCAAAGTGAAATAGGGGGCTGGGTTCACCCGCGCGCCGTCGACCCACACCTCAACGTGAAGGTGCACGCCCTCGACCTGTGCGCCGGTGGCGCCCATTTCGCCGAGATAGGTTCGACCGAGCTCGACGGTGTCGCCGGTCTTGACGGCGATCGTGTTGAAGTGTGTGAGTCGTAGCGTGGCGGTCGGCGTGAAGATGCGGATGAAGTTGCCCACGAGGTCGTGCCATCCGACCATGACGGTGCCCGATGCCGGCGCGTACACCTTGCGCGACTCGGCGGCGTTCGCCTTGAGCCATCCGTAATCGACCCCATGGTGAAAGCCTCGCTTGCGTTGCCCCCACGGTGAGGTGATCGGCCCGGGGACTGGGTGCATGAACATTAGCGAGGCTCGCTCTCAGGGCTACGCATAGCGGGTTGCCTTGACTGTGTAGGTGCCCGTCACGGTGGTCACTCCTGAGCAGGTGAATCGGATGCCGTCGAAAGACGCTGCCGAACGGTGACGCAAAGCCGAGAACACGGCGCCCGAGTTCGCTGTTGCGTCGAACGCGCGGCGGCGCACTTCGGCGATCGTGCGACGGGTTGCGTTGAGGCCGAAAAGTGTGAGGGTGATGTGTCGATCGGTTCGGGAGCCCGGCTGATCTAGTCCCCAGTTCGCCGCCGCCAACGCAGAAGTGGCTACCGCGGTGGAGACTGAGCCAACGAGGTCTTGCCGGTCGTAGTTGCTCGTCGCGTTGGGCGTCGTGCCGCTGAGCAGCTGCGCGGTGATGGTGTTTGCTGTGCTTGCGGTCGGCAAGTCGAGCACGATCTCGTACTCGTCAAACCCAGTCAGACCTTCGAGCGAGATGATGTTCTGCGCTGTGATCGTGCCCGAAGCCAGAGCGACCATGGCGTGGTTAGCCTTCGCGCCGATGACCTCGGAGATCTCTTCTAGACCGAGGTTCATGTATTCGGGCCAGTCGAGGCCTACGGCGGTCGCTTCGGTGTAGCGACGAATCCCGTTAGCGTCGGGGCCGCTAAGTTCTCCCATGGTTGTGTGCTCCTTATGCCCAGATATTCATTTCGAACCGGCCTGACAGTTGCCAGGTGATCGCGTCGATGATGGTGGTCACTGCGTCGTCGCCGGGCAGTGTGTAAGTGATCGACGACCACGGCATGACCGAGTAGTCGGGTGGTGTCGTGAGTCGCACGGGCGAGAGGTCGAGCCCTGCGCGTGTGGCGTAGCTGGCTGCTGGCGTGGGAAAGCCCAGCGGCGGCGGGGCGTCGGTGGGGGGCCATCCGATGAGCGGCGCTGGAACGTCGATGAGGCGGGCGACGACGTTGGTGAACGATATGCCGCCGATGGATGTGGGCCACACGGGGCGCGCGTTCGGGTCGGTCTGGCTGCCACTCCACCGCACGAGGGTCTTTGTAGCGAGATCGCGAGCGTATTCGTAGTCGATGAGGTTCACGCCATCTTCGACGATGATGTCGCCGGGGGTCGGCGGGTTATCTTCGGCGTGAATGAGTGCCCAGTCACCGCGCGAGTAAAGGCGCTGCGCGACGCTGACGAGAATGCCAACGACCGCGGCCCAGACGTTGGCCAACGGTTCGACATTGAGCGGCGCGCCGACTCCTGCGCGGCGGGCTTGGGTAATGAGTACGGGCTCGTCGAGGTCTGGGTATCCCCCGGCGACGTGGTGCCCGACTGTGGTGGCTGAGAAGAATGCGAAGCGCACGAGGGCCTGTGTGTGGTCGCCCGGGATTGCGCGCGCGATCGCGTCATTGTTGCCGTCGAGGTCTGGATTGAGCGCGTCGAGATAGAGTGCTTCGGCTGATGCGACATCGAGGGTCCATGAGTCGCGCCGTTCGCGCACTTTCGTGACCATGAGCTCGAGGCGGCGGCCGGTGCCCGCTCGTGGTGGGTCGTTCCATGACCCTGCCGCGATCAGGGCGGGCATGTCGGCGGGCAAGATGCCGTTGAAGTCCTCGGTGAGTGTGCCGGTTTCGTCGCCGAACAGTGTGGTGAGGTCTCGGCTTATTGAGATGTCACCGAACCGCTGGGTGAGTTCCACGATGACTCGTTTGCCGGGGCCCATGGCCACCGATGGCGGGGCGATCTCGATGCGCCCTTGGATGTGTGGAGTCCATGCGCGGTCGGCGGTGATCGTGGAGCCGTCGAGCACGGTGAGGCGGTCACCGGTAGATGTGTAGACGCGGGCCTCGGGGTCGTTGACGGGCATTAGCTGACCTCCCTGAATGGGATGCGCACGACCCAGTAGCGGCGGTCGCGTTGCAGCTCGACGTCGAGCGAACCGCCGAATACGGCAAAGGTGAACTCGAGCGTCGTGCGGGCGGGGTAGGTGATGGCGAACAGTTCTGGACCGCCGAGCATGGCTCGGGCGGCTTCGGCTGCAGCCTCGGTGCTGTAGAGCGCGGCTAGGGTGCCCTGGCGGCTCTTGGCTGCGCTCAGGTTCACCCATAGGTCTGTGGCGCCGGGAATGTCGTGCACGATGGTGCCGAGTTCTTGGCTTGTGCGCCACGGCTGCAAGAGAACGGGGTTGGTGACTCCGCTCGTGATAACGCCGGTGATTGCGATGGTCACGTGCCCACTTCCCTTCCCTCACGAGTGACGAGGCGAGCGCGCACGACGAGCGGATTGCGGTCGAAACTGCCTTGTGTGCTGCGTCTGATGGCTTCGGTGTCGGGTTCTGCGAGTTCCGTGCGGATGGTGATCGGGGCGCGGCCAGCGGCCTCGCTGTAGCGGCGCCCCAAGGCATCCCAGCGCTGTTCTTCGACTGATCGCACACGAGCCACCTCGTCGCGCTGTTCGGCGCTCTGCTCGACGATGAGGTCCTGATATTGGCTTGCGGCGTCGCGGTTTTCTGCGTGGGTGTCGCTAAGGCCGATGAGTTTGTCGCGCACGGTGTCGATCGCGATCACTGCGGGCGACCATGACTCACCACCTCGCGCCGAGTCGAGCTCGTGGACGAGGTCGCCGCTGGCGCTGGTTGCTTGCGCGATCGCGTACTCGAGCGCATCGGCGTCGCCCGCGAGCGCGCGAATATAGGTGTTCGTGTCGACGCCGATCTTTGCGGCGTCGGCGGCGGCGGCGTCTCGTTTGCTTGAGTCGAAGAGGATCTCGGCGGCGGCGGCAATGATGGTGGCCTCGTCGAGGTAGTTGCGGCCTTCTTCGGCTGCGGCCTTGTATGCCTCGGCGAGTGACTCCTTTAGTTCTTTGGCACTGTCGAGTTGATTGACGATCGTCGTGGTGACGAGGCCAAGCCCTGCGGCGCCTGCGGCGACTGCGGCAATGGCGGGGATGCCTCGGAGACCACCGACGAGACCACCGAGGGTGCTTTGCGCTGCGTCGGCGATCGATTCGAATGAGCCGTCGAAGCTAGAGAACATCTCGGCGGCGTTTTGTTTGGCCTCGTTGGTGACCTCGTCGAGTTGGCTCTCGACGCGATCGCCAGACCTCTTGAAGTTGCGGACCATCTTGTCGCCCGCTTCATCGCTCTCGCGGTCGACGACCTTGGTTAGGTCTTTAAAGCTGCGCTCTAGTTTCTCGGTGGCCTTGTCGCCGTCGCGGGCGACATCGTCGAGGCTGTCGGAGACTTGGTCGAGGGCTTCGCCGATGTCGTCGGTGCCTTTGAGAAACCGGCGAATGTCAGAGATGAAGTTGATGACGATACCTTTACCGGCCATCAGCTGCTCCCTTCTGCATCGGCGAGGTCTCGGAGGGTGTCGACGATTGCGACGACGGATCCGGCCACGTAGGCGCGGCCCACTTGGCTGGCTGCGTCGAATGCGATGCGGCCTTGTTTCACTCGTCCGGGGAATTGGCGGTTGAGTGTTCGGGTGACGGTGTGGGTGCCGCCGTTCGGGTTGCGGCGGGTGTAGCGGGCTCGGAAGTTGCGGGCTCCGAACTCGATACCAGGCCAGTCCTGAGCGGGTACGAACCCGCCCCGTAGGGCTCGGCGGCTGGTGGCGGCGCGGACGCCGATGCCGTTGGTCGACACCGAGGCGCCCGCGCCGCGCAGCATGACGAGGCGTTCGAAACCACCGCTCTTGGTTCTGCTCTCGAGTTCTCGACGCCACCGTGGGGTGACTTCCTGCCGTGCGGCTGCGGTCATCGCGCTGCGCACGGTTGAGGGGGCACGCTTCATCGCCAGGATGGTTGCCTGGAGTGGAGCGTTGTCGAGGATGGAGAGCATCGGGCGTTAGGCGGTGTAGGTGTACTCGCTACCGGCCGAGCCGTCGACGCTGTTGGTGACGATGACGTCGATCGCGCCCGCGGCGTGTGCGGGTGCGTAGGCGTGGATCAGCGTCGGGCTGATGACGAAGAAGCTCGTGGCGTCGGTGCCGTCGAACGTGACGGCGGTGACCTGGCGGAATCCGGTGCCGACGATCGCGACGAGGGTGCCACCGGCTGCGGCGCCTTCGTCGGGGGTCAGGGTGGTGATGACCGGTGCGACGAGGGTGGCGAAGGCGGCGACGGGCTTGCTCGACATGCAGGCGATCGTCTGCTGGTGGTACTGACCGCGCGCGCCACCGATGGTGAGGTGCGGGAAGGTGATCGTGGCGGTCTCGGTGTACGGGCTGTCGGGGTTCGGCTGCCATTCGATCTCTGCGGTCTCGCCGGCGTTGGCTCGGATGAGGTGGTAGAGGCTGTCGGGGTTGTCGTAGTCGTTGCCGAGGTCGATGCTGGCGGTGTAGCCGGTGAGGTCTTCGCTCTCGATGAAGCTGTCCTCAGTGCCGCCCTGCCACGATTGGCGCGAGACGGTCGGGGTGAAGGTCACGTTGCTCACGTGCTTTTCGAAGTTGTCGGTGCCGATGCGCACGCGCAGGTTGGCCGCGCGCCGCATCTGGTGGTTGATCTGAGTCATGGTGCTTTCTCCTAGCTGCTCGTGGTTGTGATGGTCTGCGCGGTGACGCGCACGGCCTGGGGGCCGTCGGGGTGTGCGGTGATCTCGGCTGCAGTCCAGTCGATCCAGCCGATGCCGTTGATGAGCTCGTGCACCTCAGCCCAGAGGCTTTCGAGTTGGTCTTCGACGATCTCGGGGTCGGTGCTTTCGATGTAGAGCCAGAGTTCCCAGTTGGCGACCATCTGCCCCTCGTAGGGGGCGGGTGCCCATCCGGCGCGCACGATCTGGATGCCGCCGATCATTGACGGGTCGAGGGTCGTGAGGTTGCCGGCGTCTGCGGTGACGAGGATGGTTTCGGGCATCTGCTCCTGGAGAGCGGCCTTGAGTGCTTGGCGCGAGCTCATCAGCCGACTCCGGGGTGCGGGGGGAAGGCGAGGCGCATGAGGGCGGCGCTGAAGTCTGAGGATCGGGGCGGGCTGGCGTTGCCTTCGATGCCGATCGAGCCGTCTGCGTTGCCCGCCTTCGATGACTCGTGGAGGGCTTGCGCCTGTCGCCAGTGAAGGCGGGCGATGCGCGCGGGGATCTCCTCGTCGTCGTCGCCGGTGAGTGGTGCGTCGAGTCCGGCTGGCTTGATGGCGATGATCTGCTCTTGCGCGGTGTCGAGTAGTTCGGTGAGGGTGGCCTCGCTGAGGTTCTTGGCGTCGCTCCACACTTGCTTGACGGTGGTGGTGGTGTGCCAGGTGCTCATGATGTCCTCCTCGTGGTGTGTGGGGTGCTCGCCCCGGCCGGTGCCGTCGGCCGGGGCGAGCGGTGAGAGGTGGCTGCTAGGTGGGCAGGACCTCGTCGTAGGTGCGCTTGACGATCAGACGGGGGTCGTGGTCGTCGAGACGCAGGTACGAGAACACGCCGATGTCGACGCCGCCCTTGGGCACGTTGTCCGCGTAGACCTGGAACGGCGCGCGCTCTTTGACCATGAGGGCCCGGTTGTCGAAGGCGACGACCTGGTTGGCGGCGAGCGTGGAGTCGTGCTCGAGCACGGTGCCGCCGATGGTGCCGGTCTCCTCAGAGAAGTCCATGCCCACGTTGGCGGTGCGCAGCCACAGCGGCAGGGTGTCGCTGTTGAGGTCTTCGAAGGCGTCCCACATCGTGGTGCCGAGGAAGAACCGGTTGGCGCGGCCTCCGTCGATGCTGTTGACATCGCGGCGCAGCTGCTTGAGCAGCGCGAGCACGCTACCCGTGCCGACGGTCTCGGTGCCGCCGACGGTGGCGCCGGGGGCCTGAGCGGCGGCGAGCACGCGGGTTCGGATGCCGGCGTTCGACTTCTGGCGGTAGCTCTTGGCGACAGCCTCGAGGAACGATGCGGTGAACTCGGGGTCGGCGAAGTCGATAAACGCGCGGTCGACATCCCATCCGGCCGCGATGCGGAAGGCCGTGAAGGTGTCGGAGACGGTCGAGATGTCGTTCGAGGGCACCTCGGTCTTGTTGCCGCTGTACTCGTCGACCTCGGGTGCTTCGCCCTCGGTCCAGCGCCACCCCTTGCCCTTGAGGCTCGTGAGGGGGCCGGGGGTGCCGATAGCGTCGATCCAGGGGCGGCGCGCGTCCTCGGCTTCGAACAGTTTGCCGAGCCACTCGGTGCGCAGGAATGCCTCGCCCGCGTCGTCGGCGGGGATCACGTCGCTGATCGCGAGCATGACGCGCTGCGGCTGTCCAGTCTGCGCGGCGGCGGCGATGTGCTGCGCTGCGGTCTGGAGCGAGAAGCCGCGGTCGCGGGTCTCCAGTTGGGGGCGGTGCGGCGCGACGGGCTCGGGTCCGGCCGCGACGTTGAGGGGGACCACGGGGGCGGCGGCCTGGGTGGGGGTGCCGGTTGCGGCGAGGTCGGCGACGGGCGCCGGGTCGCTGTTGCCGGTGACCTCGGCGCGCTGGGCGGCGAGGTGGGCCTGGAGCTGCTCGTC